TCATCTCTCCGACACAAATATTAGAGATACTGTGAGAAATGTAGAATCGCCACTTCCGCCTTGTGTGGTTCTCAGCTCAATGGCATCATTCAGGTCTATCCTGTAATTGCTGGCATTTATGCCGGTGGTGGTATGTGTCCAACTTGTGGCAACTGGCAGTCCGGTGTTGGAATTGTCGGTTCCGACTATGTTGCCCTCGATGGAAGCGGTCACTTTCGGAGCAGTGCCGCTATCAGCAGCCAGCGCTCGGTGGCTGATCCTCACCAGGTATGCAGGCGGCCCATGCCAGGGAGAGAAAGATTTTTGGAATGTTTGAATCAGGTTGGTCTTTGCTTCTGTGGCATAGGCCCCTGGAATAAGATAATCCACCTGGCAGACCATTTCGGGTGGCCCAGTCCATATCATATAGATAGTTCCTGACAGCGGCGGGCCTGCGATGGTTAGCAGATTAGACGTTATAGCTGTGACAATCCCAAAATATGGTCCGCCTGCACTGGTCAGGTATTTTATTGGCGTGCCTATCGGTATTGCATTTACCATGTTATATAGCATGGTTATGCTGGAAGAGCTGGCAGGAGTGGAGTAGAACACGCCCCATTGTGCAACCCATCTGCTGTTATATGCTACCAGGCCCGGTCCGGTGCAATCATATGTAAATAGACCACCGCCGATCGACATTGCCCCGACTTTTGGGGCGCTGCATTTCTCAGAGATTACTGTGGAATGTGGCGGTATATAAAATATATATGTGTCATAAGCATCGGCCACAAATTCGCAGCCTGTAAATTTCAATTCAGCAGTTATTGTCTCTTCAAACTCTTTCAGATATACGCACGCACCCGGAACCCTCACTTCCTGTTGCTGCTCGTTCAGGTAAGAGTAGGTATATGCATGAAACGTACAGTTATATGCCTCGACTACCGCGGAGCCAAACACTTTCAGAGCCTGGAAAGCATCGAAGGTGCAATCTCTGAATTTGACCTGATCATAGCTTCCATCTTGTATATACCCGCCGCCATCGATGTAGGTCACATACTGTGAGGTCTTATTTGCAGTGAACCTGCACCCCACGATATCGATGTTTCGACTGCAATGTACCTGTAGTCCGTAGGAATGGACGATAGCTCCAGTTATGTCCATGGTGCAACCGGAAACGACGCATCCATTGATGCACCAGATAGTGATTCCAGCGCGTTTGCAGGTTACTCCGGTGATGGAAATATTATCATATTCGCGAGTAGCGTAATCAGTGTTACCCAATACCTCCAATCCTATGCTGCCATCGTAGATGACAGAATTAGATATGGAAACATCAGCCGTAGTATCCAAGCATATTGCAGATTTATAGCAATTCTTCGCATATATTCCAGAAATTATAACTCCTTTCGTTGGCCCGCTACCATTATTACCAAGATAAGCCCCATAGCCAAAGGAATCTATCATCTCCACATTCAATATTTTCTCGTTGGTTCGAACGCTTCCAGAGAGGTATAGGCCCGGCCCATCTATTGCTGAGACTATCTCCTGATTAGCTCGATTCCCATCCAACGTCAGATTCGCCAGAGTGAAGGACGTAAATCCATTATTCATATCGCCGGTAGTTCGATTCAGAATCAGAACTGCCAGGTGGCCGGAATAGTGCTGGTTATTGGCCATTTTCAGGATGGTTACACCAGGACCAGACCCGTACACATGGCAATTCTTTCCTTCCATTGCCGGGCCAAAGGCATAGTAAAATGGGTTGGTCGTACTATTATTTGATAGATAGAAGAGCTTGTTAGCTTCCAGGATGTAGGTTCCTGGACCTATGCCTATGCTTCCATTATTCGGGCATCCAGCAGCAGCGGCATCGAATACGTCGGTATCATCAACACCCGCTATACCGCTTTCAAGAATGGTGCCGTCCGCTTTCCTGGCTATGATCTCAGTGCCTCTCTGAAAGATCTCAACCGAATGTATAATGTTGAAATCTGCAGGAATAGCAGGTACCACAATGTTCCGGATATGTTCATTTCGGATGCTGGCTGCATTGGCTGGGACCATGATCTCAGCCAGAAGCAGCCCGTCATTGGTGCTGAAATCAGCCGGATAGGGCTCTTCCCATTTCTGCCAAATATCCTCCATCATGGGCTTCTTTGCGCTGGCAGCGCCTTTCAGAATGGCTAGATTACCGTCTGGTGCTAAATAGAGCAAATCGATTCTAGGGTTGGAGTCCGAAGCAGCTATTGGGACATTGGTTGTGCTCGTTTTCGCTCCGACGATCCCATTTAAGACATAGCTGAACGGCCCTACATCAATGCTCATATTAGCGCCTGCTGCTCTTTCGGTGATCGCTGGCGGCTTGTCAGGTATCACATGGCTGCCAGCGTGGGCTCCCAACAAGCTAGCAAGATGAGGATAACGAAATACATGATCCCTAAGCACATCAGTTTTCATCGAAGGCATTTACATCTCCCTGAGTTTTATAATATTTTTTCTCTTAAGAACTTCAATTAGACTCATGGCCCGCCCTCTTCGATCGACCTTCCCGGCCAGCAGATCCTCATGAAGAGCTTCGCAGTTAGCCATGGCCTCCTCCCAGATCACAGCCCCCGCTGGAAGATCAAGGCAGTGAATATCAAAATTGGCTTCCAGCATGAAAGTATGCTGATCCACAGTCTCTCTGAGCCCTGGGAATAGCCAGTCAACCAGTCTATCCCTGACGCTCATCTATTCGCCTCCTGGCAGCCAATGGAGCCATTAGAGTGGGAATTTTGATTTTGATATCGTTCGCCAATCGAGGATCTTTCTTTCTCATCCTCTCCTGCCGTTCCGCCTCCAATTGGGCTGCCTTGATCTGCTTTTCAGCTTGGGCTAGGGTCTGGAGAGGCACAGCCGGAAGCTCTTTTCCTGAATTAGTCTTCATCGCCGGTCGCTCGGGCCGGTAACGGCAAATTAAGAGTCTTCCCTCGGGCGATTCTGGATCTAGATCATAAACCGATATCAGAGGATAATCTCCATGGATCTCATGGTGCCCCTCCGAAGTCGTCACCCAATACCGATTTCTCCCGCGGTATTTAGCAGGTATCTCTCCGCCTGTGCTATCATATTTCTCATAAAGCCTGCAAGCCAGGTTGTACTCTGCAATCTCCTGGATAATCTCCCTGAGGCGGTAAGGATTGATAGGCACCTCATCTACCTCGGGCACATATTTAGTGTTCAGCCCAAAATCCATATCATCACCTTAACATAATTTTTATTCGCTAAAAATGCATATCAGAAAGCAGATATTATGGCACTGACTGACACATTACCAGATATGGAGCATTTCACCGGACCTTGGCCCATGTATTCAGATACTTCAAAAGTTAGGGTGTTCCTTGATCCTACCGAAACCAGCTCGGATATGTCTATATTATCCAGCGAATCCCCTATGTATAGCCCGCCCGAGCCTGCGAAAGGTGAACCAGGCACATGTTTGCTGTTGCATTTCACGCTCAGAACCAGCAAGGCAGCCGATCCGGTAGAGAGGCAGTTCACCGCGAAATTGATTTTATCGCCGATCTCATCTAGGATCTGATCCAGATGCTGAGGAGAACCGGCGCGTGTTTGGGCACCTTCCCATGCTGTCTCATGTGACTGCGATCCGGCTTCATTCGTATAATGATAAGGCAGGGTGTGCTTATGGGAACCTACACAAACACTTGGGAATCTTGAAGTAGGGCCAAAATAGGTTGAAGCAGAGTCAGTGCCGTCATTGATTGTCACAACGACATCAGCATAGCCGAATTGGGATACATATGCTACACCATAGGCGAAAAAGTACATGTTATGATAGTGTCCCCAAGCCCCAATGCTGCTTTGAGAATATGGCCCCCATCCGCTATAGCCATAGATATCAGCCAGCCCCTCATAAACCCCGGTAACATCCTGAGCCGGAACGCCGTGAGCAGTCATTGGCTTTGAGCTGGTGGACCTTCCGCCATAGCCGCCGTGCGATCCTACATTACCATGGCCCGCGCCCGTTACGGTGGCAGATTTCACTGAAGACTTGAACCAATCTAACCTCACATCCAGAAGCACCTGGAAAGGAAAATTAGGATCTATCTCTCCGTTCTCCTCGGAGCTGCGCAAATCAAATTCGACTACTAGAGGCGTGCTGCTATCAACATTCTGTGGGCTGATCTGCCAGGTCCAAGCGTTTTTGCTGTGGATACCATAGAAGCTGGAGAGTGTTCGCTGGATTTCATCTCCAGCCCTGAGAAGTTCTTTGATAGTCCTAAGCCTTTGGCCCACCTCCATGAACATAGCGCCATCCGGTTTCATCTGGATGTGCTTGATCCTTCGGACGACTGGCATATGTCGATCCCGGCGGATCTCAACATAATTGCCCACGGACTGAGCCCAATCCTGATCCAGAGTCTGAATATTGTATATTGTTGGATCAGCATAATCCTGGAAGGCTTTTTCTGTGGCCGTTCGCAGCATGTCTCCATATAAGCCCGGTGCTTGATAGACTGCTTCTCTCCACACGCCAGGAGCCGTGGCCTGTCCCATAGCTGTAGCAGCCTGTCTGGTCATGCCGCTACCTGCTCCTTGCCCTATCAATGCCTGGATTTCACCCAGGCCGTCGATGGTGTCGGTGGATATCTCAGCATTCTTGCCATCGATATACGTTGCTGTCGGCGAATTATCACTCCCTTTCCCGAGCACGGTTTTTCCATCAATATACACAAGCTCGTCTTTCCCGTATCTGGGTTGATACTCCAACCCCCCGGCCAATATCAGAGACTTGATCGTTGGGAGAAGTTCAGTCTCCCCCACCTCAAAACATACCTGGAAGGTTTGGTTGCCGTTCTCCAGGGCACCCAACCTCAGCATAGTGTCCTTGAAGCTCGGGATGAGTATGAGATGATAATCCGGGCTCCTGTTGTCAGTCGTCCAAAGATACAGATCGTTTGAGGATTGATACCATGTTCCTGGGGATGTCGGGATGTCCGAGACTTTGGTTAGCAATGTTGTACCCTGGAAGAGCTGGCTGATAGCCCCGAGATGAGATGAAGTCCCTCTTCCAGCCCACCGATAGACAGCTCCTGAGTGGTGGATGAAAGATCCCTTGGGAACCAGGCTATTTGCCATAGCAAGCAGGCCCACAACGCTTCCCCCGAGTTTTTCCGAAAGCATAGCATTCAAGGTGGTCCCTGCTGGATACCTATAGAAAGCCCCTATCCGGTCCTCCAATAGAGCCTCTGCTGAATCCAAGGTCAGAGTATCATATTCTGGCTTGCTCTGATCGAACTTCTTGATGTGCCCTAAAAGAATGGTCTTGCCGCGCCGAACTACCTTTACCGTCCCCCTGGGATGGACCGCAGAGCCTTTCTCTATTTTGGCAACCATCCTTCTGGGGCGATCCATGAATTCATCATAAATCGGCAGGTCTGCCAAGGTAGGGTAGACTTTCCCGCCGTCTGGATTGGTGATGATGATATCGAGGTCTTTCATTGAGCGTGCCACCTGGATCTAAAAGAGGTCTGGATTTTCGCTCTAGACGATCCCGAGCCCTCTATTCTTAGCTTCCGGTATTCTTGGGTCGGGCAAACCGGAAGTTGATCATACTGGCTGCTGATGTCTCGGTCGAACGCGAAAGCAACATCCTGGATAGTCATGCTCGATCCAGAGGGAGAATAGAACCGCACATAGACTGTCTGGAGCTTTTCAGTGCCCGTAAGGTAATACTTTTTTGTGCCGTTTTCAATTTCTTCGGCATCGACAGCTGTCTGCCAGTTTGCTCCATCTATTGAGAACTGGATCTGAGGCGATCCGGACTTTGAGATTGTGGCTATCAGTTCTATATCATCTTTTAGGGGGTGCCCCTGGAATTTGTAATAGAACCATCTGCCAGCCGGTACGCTCACTTGCCCATTCGCAAGAACACAACCTTCCTGGATAACGTCGTATTGCCAATAGTTGTTGGTACTGTAATCATCGGCATAAGTATGTCTAAGATATCGTTTATGCCAGCCGTCCAACGTGAGTTCTACGTATTCATTGGAAAGCAAACCGGGACCGATATATAGATTGCTCTCCTCTGATCCGTTCAGGGCTTTGATACTGGGATGGGTGAGCTGCAACCCTCCGGAGTGGAACCCACCGATCTTGAACAAAATCGGTGCCGGTGCCGTACCATGATTGTATTTGTAGGCATCTTCCCAGGGCAGAGCACTAACACCAAATAACAGCCCCTGATCCCATGAATCATACATGCAGGGATCTTCCATCCAGCAGGTTACCCTCTGCACCGGTCCCCTGGCAGTCTTAATCTTCTCTGGGTTCGTAGCTATCTTTTTCACATAATAGAACCTGTCAGATCGGCCTATATGGAGCACATAGTTCTCTGCATCATTATTCACGATCCGCTGGAAGGCTAAACGCTCAGTGTCATTATTGAAATAGACATGGAACATGTATTCGCCTCCCTTGATGCCTTTGTCCTTGATGCTCACCCTTCGGCCTTCTGGCAACCCCAACCTGGCTGTCTCGATCCCAAAACCATCCGGCTTAGGATCGGCCACTTTACCGGACAAGTCCAAGACCGCACCCTCCGGGCCGATAGCCCAGTAATGCTTGTCCAAAATCGTCATGCTCGCAGGCATCGTACAAGCCCTCAGATCGGATATATTTATGTTAGTTGATGTATATATATCCAAGCTGTCTGATATGCTGATGGATGCATCGGCAAATAATTCTCCATATTCTGCTATATTGATATTGGAGAATATGCTGTGATCGACATCGCCCGAAATGGTCATACCGGCAAGAGTGGATTTGGTCGCATACCCGAGGATGGACATGGCTGCCAAAGTCTGATGATATCGAACGGCTATAATGGACAGGTTTGTGGAGACGCTTCGTACTTCTCTGTCTGATATGCTCATGTTGGCAAGAGTCTGGATAGGTATCCTGCCAATAATGGACATGTTTGCCAGGATCTGCCTGTGGTTGTATGGATCGATGTCCATATTAGCGTGAGTGTAGAGCATATGAACACCAACTATGTTCATATTGGCCTGCATCCATAGGCTTCTCCTATCCAGAATGGTTATGTTTGCCAGGGCTGCCAGCTCTTCAGCGCCGGTGCTAGCTATACCCAAGCGACCAATACCTATCCGACTCTTGCCAATTATCATGGTTCCTCAGCTAGTTTCCTTAGCTAGTGACAGAATACCTCATGTAGATTGTAGCGGGCACGGTGGAACCTGCTGAACAATTAGTCCCCAGGGTGCCCTGGAGCCGCACGAATTTGGATATTCTTTGTGCGGATGACAGTGGGCCAATAGAACTCGCTCCACCAACCAGGCCAATGTTTTTCATATTCGCAGCGTTGTAGGTGGCCAGAAGATCGGTCTTGGATGAAGTCAATCCCTGAGCGACCATCTCAGTTCCGCTGTCATCGGTCACGCCCGTTGCCCGCACATATGTATCATCGGTATCGTCAGCAATGAATATCTGAGCCCCGGTCCATGGAACATAGCCTTGAGGATTAGGTTCAGGTACGGACGGAACACCACCAGAATAGATTTTGGGATCGCTGTATATTTCGCTGCCTAACACATCGCTATAGAGCGCTATTGTGGCCGTAAAGCTGTGTTTATTGCCAATCGTAGGTTTTGGCACTGGATGCGTGGCATTGAACAGATAGGTCTCAGTCGAGTCCCCGTCATATGTTTTCAGTTTCAATCCTATTGGATTCGCCCCGCCTGAGATATCGACCTCGGACGGCCCGGAACCATAGTATCGCCTGATATGAACTGACATTTTCACACCTTTATAAATCTATATAAATCGTATTTGATCGTGTTCTTTACCTCGCTAATAAAATAACCAGAAGAACTGAAATCCACTTCTCCATGACCGTCTGGAAAGATCTGAAGTTCAGCCCGGAAGCCATCCCGCAAGGGCACGGTTGAAAGTGCCACTCTGCCAGGATCGGGCCAATATCCTCGTTCTAATGCCATCACATAGATCAGTTTAGGCGTATTATCCGCATCTGGGCCTTTCATCACTATTTCGACTCGATCTGTGCGGAGAAATGCAGTATAACCGTCTGGAACTTCTGCTTCAAGCACCGCCTGAGCAGATAGAGAAGATAGAGGTTCTATCCTGATCTTGGTAGCAGTCTGGAAAATCGGTTCAAAGCTGCTGTGGTTAGCAGCGCTGATCCATTTACCGGATGGCAGTTTTGCCATCCAGTAATGAGAATCCCAATCATGAATCATGCCACCATCGCCCTCAATTCGTCTGCGATAATCGCTCTGATGTCATCGGCATAAACTTGGACATCCAATACGACGGGCATCCTCACGACCAGTCCCTCGATATCTCTCACTAAAAGATCCCAATCGGCTCGGGCCTGGTCTGTCTGGAGAGCTACTGTCATATTGACTGGCTCAATAGACATCTCCTCAAAGGTCGAATCGATCTCTTTCAGACCCTCTGCTAACCCTGCTATTTCGGCTTCTATCTCAGTGATATTGGCCCGGAGAGTATCCAGGTCCAGTGATGAAAGCTCTTTCAACCTGGCTTCGGTGGTTATTCCGACATCCACCACACCGGCTTGGATCTTCAGAGATTCTGCCTTTACCACATCCCCTGCAAACTCAGCCTGCTCTAATTCAGTGAGTCCACCGAAAACTTCCGGATGTGCCCGAACCATGTCCATGATCGCGGCCTGTGGATCGCCGTTAAACTCACCGCCGTATATGCCCCGACGATCTATCTCCTGACCGCTCTCGGTTTTTAGTACGACATCGGAGGATTTGTTTGTCACTTCCATTTCGGCAGCTATTCCCACGCCACCGACGCTCACGGTGCCAACAATCTCACCGCGGCTGCCCTTCCATTTTGCCCCCCGCTGGTCATAGACCCTGCCTGTGATCGCATCTATTGACTGTGATATGGGTAGGTCTTTCCAGTAAATAGGATCGGAGACTATATCACCCAAATCCCTAGCCGCTTCTTCGACCGCCGCTCTGGCTTCCTGGCTGCTCAAGGCTTCGCCCGGTGCCCTGGGAAGATCAGAATCCTTGATCCCGTCTGCGATCTTCTTACCGGCATCTTTCCCGAGCTTTTCAGCCGCGTTTTTATCAACCTCCTGGAAGAAGCTGACAATACCGCCCACGGCATCGGTCACCCCGCCTAGACCAGCTTCATCCAGCAATCCGCCTATGGCGCTGGCTGTACCTGATATGGCCGTGGGAATAGCTTCGGCGAAACCGGCCACCACCGTATCGAATACTTCCAAAGCCTCGTCCTTCAGGTCGGAGACGGCCAATGTGATTCCATCCACACGGTCGCTTACAGTCTTGAAGGCGGTGGTGTTTGTAACAATCTCACCGAACTCTTCCCGGAAAGCTTCCACATAGGCCGAACCAGTCTCAAAGGCAGAATTAATTGATTGTGATGCCAGGACCAGGCCATCCAGTTGGATGCCGGCCATTGTTCCTATGCCATCTGCGATCAATGAGACCGAGGTGGTCATCGGAGTGAGAACTGTTGTGAGCGGTTCCCATAGGTTCTCACCTATGGTTCTAATGTCATTCAGACCGTCGGCAAGCCCTTGGATAACGGGCGTAAAGGCATCCAGAGCCGGTTCGCCTATGTCAATCAGGATGGTCTCGACGGAGTTTTTCAGCTCTTGGATGGCGGCTTTGGCATTATCCGATCCAGCGGCGAAGGATTCACCGATAGATGTGCCCTTTTCGCCCGCTTCGACCGCGCCCTCGATGGCTTCTCTCCACTCCTCCGTATGGCCTACCATTTTGGTGAGCGTGTCCATGCCATACGTTCCGCCCAAGGTTTTGGTCGTTTCCATCAGCTTTTCTGATGGCAGGGCTTCCAGTGCGGAGCCTATCCTGAGCAGAGTATCGGTGGGATCGGTAGTCATAGCCCGCATGAAATCCTCGGTATTAGTACTGAGGAGTTCAGCGGCTATGGCCTGGCTTTCGGTGTTGGTAGTGAGCTGGTTCAGAAGAGCGTCAAAGCTTCCAGCGGCTCGTTCTGCTGATGGGAACACGCTGGAGAGCATTCCACCCCATCCAGCGATCTCATAGGCAGAACTTCCCAGGGCTGAAAGAGAACCGGACACTCGGGTTGAGAAGTCCAGAACGTCCTTTTCTGTGGCGTTAAAATTGTTGCCTATATAATCGACAGCAGAGCCGAAATTTCGGGCGAACTGAGCCGAATCCAAACCATCCAGGCTTTTAAGCTGTCCCTGGACTTTTCCGACAGCAACCGCAGCTTCTTCTGCAGGAATATCGAAAGCTGAGCCCATCTCCAAAGCAACCTGGGTGAACCCGGCGATGGAGTCTTTTTCTATACCCAGGCTGCCCGCTGCTTTGGCTACATTTTGGATCTCCGATGCCGTCGTTGGCATCGTGGAATAGAGATCCTTAAGCTCTGCATTGAGTTGTGAGAAATCGCTTGTGCCCTTTTCAATCCCGGTGGTTTTGCTGATTTGGGCCATCCCTGCTTCCCAGGCTGAGGAAGCATCCCAGGCAGCTTTGGCGATCACAGCGCTGCCAGCTATGGCAGCAGTAGCAACCATGCCCGTAGGCCCCAACGCGGTTGCTGCCCCTTCCAGAGCGGTCCCTAGTGGCCCGAGACCGGCAGTTATGCCAGATACATAGTCAGTGGCAGTTTGTTTCCCGAGCCCGGCCCAATCGACCACTCCGGATACACCGGAGCCGATTTGCCCTTTAATGCCCTTCTCAATTCCAGATACGGCATCCGTTGCCTGAGTTTTAGCACGGTTCAATGCGGCAGTCAGAGCTGATATATCGCCGTCTATTACGGCTGTGACTCGTCCAACTTCAACAGTCATTTCTCAGCTCCATGAATTGTAACGTTCGATATAGTCCTCAGAGGGACTGTCGTTATTTTGCTTGGATGTGCTAAAGAAATCAGAGAACTTTCCGAGGTTTCCATTGAAAGCTAAAGCGATCGCCGCTCCAGCGCAATAGCCGGTAAACGCCGATTTCTCGCGTTCCCATGCTCTTTGTTCTATATGATGCGAATAAAGTGCTATGAGTTCATTAACAGAAAGAGAATAGAGTTGATCGGGGAGGAGCCCCAGATCTATGTACCCGATGCGATGGACTGTTTGCCAGAAAGCTTCAGTTCCTTGATCTTCTGCTGATCTGCTTCCAGCTCCAGCCTGGCTACTTCTAGCTTTGCCTCCTCCTTCATCTGGTTGATCTTCATGGCTTCCTCGTTCCGGGCGATGTTTTCCAACCAGATGGAGATAAAAGAAGGGTCGTTCTTCTCTAAATAAGCCATATATACGGCCTTTTGGAGTTCTTCCAGTGCCCCTCCTTCATCGAGGTATTGATCAACAGCCTGGCTGGCTTCGGACGGTTCGCCTTTCTTGCCTTCCACCCCGCTCAGGCCGGTCGAAGCAGCCACAGCAGCCTCAAGGATCTCGGAGACTTTGAGGTACTTTGTGAGAATGGCACCAGTCGAATAATTATCAAGCCGAATATCCATCTTCTTCAGTATAGATCTTGCCCGAGCTTCGAAGGTTCGCATAGCTCCGAAGGTCCACTTTATCTCCTTATCCCCTATCATAATATTATTAATATCTTCCATGCGTTATCACTCTATATACAGTTCGCCAACACCGCGCACAGTTATGCTAGTTTTCTGTACGTCGGTCATGCTGACTAGCAGATTGTCCATATTCTGCACAATGCCCTTCCCAATAGCAAACGGGGTTTGGTTGGATAGCACAGCATAAAATTTCCAGATATATTTCGTGGTCAGAGCTTCGATGGGAAGTTTCCCGTCATAGTAATAGAATCCCGAAGTTATTTCGAAACGCCTGATGCCTTGGGTTGTGCTTCCCCAACCGTCATCATCCACCGAGCTAGAATCAATATCCGTACCTATTATCCTCAGCTTGCCATCAAAGACACCGAGGATCTTCTGGAAAGCTAGCTCGCTTCTTCGGGTTCCTGCGACGGATATTGTATGTCCTTCCATCGAGCTGTCAAAAACCACCATGCCCCGAAGGAAGCTCACCTTAAAACCTGAAGTTACGGCCATACCATCAGATTTCACCACCAGCGGCTTGGTGTCATCCCAATAGCGCAAGCCAATCGGTGCTTGATACTTCCGATGGTCATCCAAGTCGTCCAGAGTCAGGCTAGTGAAAGCTATGCCATCAGCAGTGGTCATTTCTGCCAGGGCTCCGGTTATACCGTCTCCCTTAGAGCCCGGCGGCAACCTGGCTGTGAATAGAGCTGATGCCTGTGGATGTTCATTAACAGCGAGGACTATATCCACCGCGGTGCTCGTTGGTTCACCATCTTCATTAGCACTGGCGATGGTTAGTTTTGTGCCTGATACATCTAGCGAGAGAGGAGCGGTGGTTGAGCCCACCACGATCTCAACCTTGGTTCCGCCCTTGCTCACAAAACAAATATCCCTGGCAGAACCAAGCGCCGGAGTTACGATATAGTCCGCGGTCTCATCACGAAAAAGAGCAGCTGAAAGGCCGCTCACCGCATTGGTCATGGTTCACCTCAGTCTATTTTGCTCATAGCCCCGCTACCCTTGATTACCCAATCCGCCGTCTGCTGCGAAGTCGTGCTGGCCAATAGCAGATCCGAGCTTTGCACTGTCGCTTTGCCTTGGAATCCCTTGGGGTTTGTGGTGGGAGTGCCTTGGGACAGGGCCTTGACATAAATGCTATCGCCTGAGATTATGGCATCTATGATGATACTGTATGCTTGATCTGTTATGATCAGGTTGTTCTTGGCGCTAATTTCCCATCCGCGCTTCCCGGCTATCTCCGATCCCCATCCATCATCATCCACATTAGATGTATCAATAGGATCTCCGGACAATTTGAGTCTCAGTTCGGAAAGTTCAGCCAGCTTTACATAATTCCCCTCCGATGTCTCTGAAATCCAGAGGGTGCCTTTCATTCCGCTGATTGCGTTAGTCATTTCATACCTCCGAGTAAAAGGTTGCAGTATCAGAAAATATTTAATAAAAATGTATAGATACTAATCTTCTATCCGCTCATCAAGGACTGTCAATGTCTGCCCGCCCTAAATTACTTGAAACTCGACTACTATCTTGTGTCGCCCATCATCCAGCTCCCCCAGATAGATAGGAGAAGAACGGGCGGCCCAAATAGCCTGTCGGATTACTCCTTTCAGATTATTGTAATGGTTATGGATATTGTTGGCTTTCGACCATGCAGCCGAAAGATCGGAGTTTATCACGTAAACCTGAACCCCCGGCTGATCTGTGGCACTATCTACCGATAGGATAGGAAGCCGCCCGCCTGCTGGGATCACTATCAGCTGAGCGTCAGGCTCGGGCCGGATGTGCATGGCAAAGAGATCTATCCCCGAAGCCGTAACGAATTTATTGGATACTAGCGAATTCATCATCTCGGTGACGATATCGGCCATTACAAAACCTTCCTCAAACGATCCCCCACTCTTTCAGGCAGCATAGGCAACTGCCAATTGAAAGCGTTTTCAAGCCATTTTGCTTGGCCTGTCGGGTGATTCAGGGTCAGATCTTCGTGCTGTCTGACTGTATAGGGCGCAGACGGTCCGCCGAATCCAATCTCTATAGTCTTGCCTTCTCGGACGACTGACCCAGTCCCCCTCATAGTCCCCGAATCGACCGGACAATTCTCCTGGGATAGGGGCAGGACGTCAGCCCGCGCCCATTCTTCAGCTCCGTTTAAGGCGTTCTCCTCAACCTGCCTGAGAATAGCATCCGCCCGCCAAACCACTTTAGGCATAAATCACCCTGGCATAGATCTCTGAAGGCTCTTCTATATCGTATTCCGTGCTAACGTCCAGAACCTCAAGGATTTCTCCATCGAACACCACTTTATCCCTGGCAGATACTACAACAGATTTATCGAGATGTATCTGCATGGAAGACACGAAGCTATCGCCGCCCTTTCTCTTAACTTCTATTTTGCGATGGCATACAGCGCATGGATAAGAAGTCCCATCCCCGTATTGGTCCCCCCAACCATTATTGGATTGATAGGGATAGATGGTCACGGTTTGGGCCATCTCGTCCTTGAAGTCATCGATCAAAGTCATATCACTTAAACATTATATTATTGAGTAATAATCCTATTGCAGCTATAGCCAGGATTGCCCACTCACGAACTGTAAGGTATGCTATACTTTTTCCTTTGGAACTGTGAACAAATACACTGAGCGTCTTGATCTCTTGCTGGATGCCTTTCAACGATTCCTTGATATCGGGAAGGCTGGAGGCACAAACCTCCAGCGATGATACCTTCCCGTAAAGTTGGTTGATGTCTTCTTCATGGCGCTTGGAATCGGATTCAAGCACACATACCCTGGCATGAAGATCCACTGACAGATCACCTGGAATGGACTCATATCTTAGCCGGAGTATCGGTCAGCTTCCGGAGAATACCGAAAACGGCACCGCATGCCATCAGGATGATAGATCCTTCCAGGCCGATATACCCCCCTATATAATCAGCCGCTGCAACCTCATCGACGAACTCTAACAGGCCGGTGACGAACACCAGCGCTGCAGCGATGTATGTTCTCCAACCTTTCAAACTCATTGCGTTTCACCTCTTATTATCGATCTCATCTATCCCGTAGCGGGCATTCATCCCCTCCCCTAAAGGAGATGGGTCTTCTGCCTGCTTTTCTATAATAAAAAAGTGTCCGGGGTAGATCTCTGATTCTGAAACAGATCTACTCAGGGCTGCTGAAAGCCCCTCTCCTTCAGGGGAGGGGTAGCTTACTCCGGATAGGTCTTGGTGGCAGCCTGGTCCTTGGATAACCTCATGTATCCAGCCACTTCCAGCGTGACCTTTGCGCTGTCGCTCAGGCCCTTTATGGCACTTCCGAGGACGGCCAGGTTCTTATCGACTTCCTCCACGATTTCATCCAGGGACTTGATGATATCGTGGTCGTCGTCTGGCAGGTATCCGGCCTGGATGTCGGTGGACTGGAGCTTATTGATCATCGTCTGAAGCTCCTCGATCTCGCCCTTGAGGTAGCCCATCATCCTGGCGTTCTTCTCAACAAACGATTCATATCCACCGACAATAACAGTGGACACAAATTTCACATCCGTGTTGATTCTCTCATCTACCATTTCGTTTGCCTCCTAAAATTTTTCATTTTCCGATCTCGAAGGATTTGGTTTCCTCTTCACCCTTGTTCAGTTCTCGGATGATAGCCAGCCTCAGGCCATCCGATTTGCTGAACTGTCTATACCACTCCTCCCGAGTGATCCGGCCACCACCGGCGGTGGCGATCAAAATCTGCTTTGGACCATAAGTCTCCACCAGGGCTTCATAGACCTCCTCGTCTATCTCCAGTTTGAGAATCCCACCGGACCTGGTCCTTTTCACGCTGCCTTCCTTCAGCAAGTCCAGCACGCTAATGCCAGGTGGCAGATGGGCCATGCCCGTGGGCCACTGCGATTCCGGACCCTCAAAAGGAACGCATTCAAGCCAGTCGATATCTCCCATAGCCTCACCTTTTTAATTTGCATCTGAATATAAAAAATTGATAGGATATTTGTCTTCGACTTTACCGCCCCGGTAAGTTCCATGGCTGAAATCTCGTTGCTGTATCTTGGCTTGCAGGACTTCGACCAGGGCTTGATAATGCCCCAGCAGGTCAGAATAGTTGATCTGTCGATCTCCTATCTTCTTGGAGACCTTATGTGCTCCCCTGGCAACCAGGGCTTCGGCACAAGCCAGGGAAGCGGCAAGGGTATCGCCTCCGGAAGCTGCTAAGGAATCATAAATCTCTTCATCGCTCAGTAGTGGCCGGTCAGGGTTTTTATCCTGGATCGTTCGGCGCACTTCATTGATAGGAACGACGTATGAGATATCTAGACAATGAACCAGAACCGGCTTGCCTAAGTACGAATGAAGCTCTTCCCATTCGACATAGGCCCGGACAATATAGATGCCCTCATCAACCATCTCCCCTTCCTGGATTGTATGGACAATGTGCTCAGGAGTTGTATGAGCCACAGCATCCCATACCTCATTAGAGCCGGATGGTGTTATCACACGCATCTCGATCTTGGTGGCATCTTCCAGGTCGTGCCCGGTATTCAGGATAATCTCATCGCCCACTGATCCCTTAAATATGATCACGAAAAATCGCCTCACTGGCAGCCCGAGGTATTATTCTAGAAATTATATCAGATCGGACGAATTCATGTCAGATCCAGATATATGATGATAAGCTGGTTGTTTGTCTCATCAGTGCCCGCCGCCTTCACCAGCTTTCCTGCACCGACGGTATATTCCGAAGTCCGGTTCTCCAAGGTCTTGATATCGGCCTTGGTGGACAGGGACAAGACCGCTACCAGCTCATCGCCCACGGCCATGCCAGTAACGGTCACGTCGGTTTCAGCCGCCGTACCATCCGCCAGCGTGGTTTTGAGGAAGCCGCCCGCCAGCTTATCCTTAGTTATGGAATTTTTTCGGACATTGCCACCATCTAGCCGTGACCATGTCCTCAAAAACCCTCTTGGATTCATTCCCATGGTCGCCCCTCAGTTGATGGCTACCTGCACAAAACCAGATGGATCGTGGATCTCAAAACCAACCCAGCCGCCGATCTCAGCGTAGCGGTTCTTGCCCTTCTGTCTGGGATAGTCCGCGTCCACATCGTAATCTTGGGCGATTACAATCTCACCGGCGTTCATGTGCTTTGCTACTACGTAAACCGTATTGGCGGGCATATAGTCGCAGGGAATGAGAAAGTCGGTGGACCCATCGGCCCGGCCAAATAATCCCGCGATCTCAGAGACATACGTCTCTCTGAACTCGTTCTTGGACCAGAGGTAGTTCAGAGATTCGGGCCGACCCAGAAGGTTGAGCGAGGATCTCGGGAACTCGGGATTGACCATGCCGGTTGCCAGCCTCAGATCCTCATAGGGGTCCATCTTTCCGTCTTGTTCTGAGCCATCCCAGGCTCCAGAATTATTCTCCTGGTTACCCGAGGCACCAGAGGCCACTATGCTACCCCTGGGATTGGCCTGAGCAGCTCCGACAATGCCAGTGATGTTGTGATTGGCATCTCCATTGATGGCCGTATAATTCTCTCTTCTCTGGCATTCCAGCATAGCCACTCTGACATCCAGATCCCATCTGGTTGGATCAATGCTGATCTCCGCTTCATTCATTATGACGGCATCGGCGATCCACCAGATAGGATGGATGTCTTCCTTAGCGCCGGTCGTGATCTCATCCGGGATGGTGCCTCCAGCAGAGATCTGAGCCCGAGATATGCCATCTGGAGCGGCGGCCATATCCACCCTCCGGACCACATCCCGGCGGATGTTTGGATTGTTCAGAGTCCGGACGTATAGAGCGTTCCTGGCTATGTAGCCGTCGATGTTCACATTCTGGAATTCCTCAATGGACTTCCTCATGTTGGTAATGATCTCCATAGGGAGACCTGCACCCCAATTTAACTCCCCTACCATGAATAAAACACCTCAGAGAATCTTAACTTTGATCTGAGCAACCCGGTGCACCAGATCGTTATCTGCCACAGTCAGAGCTACTGTGGAAGGTTCCTGCAAGGTGATCACAGTCGATGTCAGAGACTTGACCCTATTGAGCTGGGTGTCGCCATCTGCGTCCCTGAGCATAACATAATCACCTTCGACCAGTCCCATGGTTGCGATAGCACCAGCAGCCATTGTGATCTGAGCATCGCCGATTGCTACGCCAGCCGCGGGAGTTGCCATGGAAGCCGCCAGGGTAACGCTCTCTGCGGCCTGAGCAACGGACGTTATAGTCTTGGTAGCTCCTGCCAGGTTGCCAGCCTCAGCCAGTACCCCCCAGGCACCAGAACCACCCGCACCACCCAAAGCGGCCACTTCAAGGAAGTCGCCCTTGATGATATTTGTGGCACCGAGTGCGATCACCAGGGCATTGATCTCCCCGCTGTTGGCGTAAGGTACATCATCGTACTGCTGATAGAATCCGTCGCTTCTCAGGACCACGTTATTGGCTGGCTGTACTGCGAACCCTAGAATCTCATCCGTGTCAGCTGCAGAGGCATATACGGCCTGATCCGTTCCATTGTTGATAATCGCAGCACCAAAGGCTATCTTGCCAGCTGCAGGGATAGAACTGAGCGGCCCGGTCTTGGGCGTGGTCACTTTTCTCAGAACCATCTCTATCTCCTCCTCATATTGAATCTCTTGTTCCTTTCCGCCTGCTTTGCAGCCAGGTTGAAGGTCTCGGGCTCTTCTGTTATGGACTGTCCTTTTAGAACCCGAGACTGGAAGGAAGCGATCATCTCAGGATGGTTAGCCTCAAAATCGAGGTACCCCGTCTGTTTGCACTCCTGCCAGAGTTCATCCCCCTGTTCCAAGAATGCAGGCTTGAGCTTGGACAGGAACCGCTCCTTCTGTTCGGCCTCGATCCTGGCTTCCAGAGCGGCCTGGATGCTCGTCTGTTCGCCCTCCAGAGCGGCGTTCTTCTGCTCCAGGGCATCGATTCTGTTTATCAAAGGCTCAATGGCCTCATTAATCGCTGTCTGGATTTCCTCTATCTCCATAGTAGCTCCTCCTCCTGGAGCATATGACAATGAATTGCAGTCCTTACACTGCATGTTGAAACCGGCACCGTCTTTGGTGCTGACTACGCCTTGTTTCACAAATGAGTACTCATGGAAGACGTAAGGCCCGACTTCCTTCACATCATACTCCTTGACCTCCCCGGTCCTGGGATCTGTCCAAGTGCCCGGCTCATCGACCAGGTAGCATTCCCATCTGAGAGAGCCGTCATGAGGTTCGCCGGAAAGAAGAGCTTCTAGCTCTCTCTGAGTGAGATCGATCTCAAAGAATCGGGTTGTGGCAGTGGTTTTCCTACCTTCTGGCTTGTTTACGATATCAAATAGCTGTCCTACCCTCCGGGCCTCCGGCGTGACATCTTCGTGGTTCACAACGACGGGCAGGCCGTGCAGCCAGTGGCTGTACGGTGAGAATTCTTTATAATCCCGAAGAACTCGCAAACCCCACTGTTCATAAACTCCTTCGATCAGCGGAACAGTGGGGATGTATAGAATCCCGTCTTTTCTCTTGACCTTCTGGCAGTCGAAAATGATAGTAGCACGCCCCATGCCAGAGGCCCGTTTAGTCTGCTTCGTTCCTATTCCTTGCACCCCCTTTCCTGCTCCTGTTTCCTGGATTCCTTCAACACAACGACACAAAACGTGAACTTTGGGAGTATGTGACCCGGTTGAAGGGTAAACTCCATCAGGTAGTTCCCGAGTCTCACCCGCTAATGCAGAGCATTGGGGACACAACCGTTCGTCCCCGGTCACTATCCTATAGCCAGCGTATTTCTGAGGATCTAAGATGCCCCGGCCTACCGCACCTTTGGTAGTCTCATAGAATCCCTGAGCAGCAGCCGTCACGGCTTCCTGGATGGCTATCGTCCGAGCCCTCTGGTTCAAAAGGCGTTTGGCGTACTTGTCAGCCTTCTTGGCTATCTGGTCCTCGGAGAACTTGCCTTTCTTCCTCAGCCTATTCTCCAGGTTCGTTACTGCTATCGCCCGTCTCGGATCTAGCCCTATGATCTGCTTGATCATCCGGGCCTGCTTCTGATATGTGATCCCATCCCGATAACCAGCCAGTACGATCTCTTTCACCGCTTCCCTCTGGCTATCGGTAATGGCAACGATCTCATCAGCCGCGTACTGTTCAATCCATTTCAGAGCGTTGGGATCGGTGAGCACAAAGCTAACTTCGGTGCTGGTGGTGATGACCTCAGCCAGGTACTCAGCCGCTATGCCCGAGGCTGCCCAAAATCCGCCCTCCAGCAAGTCCGAAGGATCGTAATTGCCCCATGATAGGGCACCTACCACCATATCCGGCGCGTTTCCGGCCATTAGTCGCCGTTCTACGTCGCTCCAGTCGGTGCTCTGGATCGTGTTCTTTACTGAGTCCAAGAACCTGGCTTCCAGCTCTCTGATCCTGGAGTCTTCCGAACTACGTAGCGCCTTAATATGATCCATGAGCTTACACCGTCATGTTGGAACGGCTCAGGAAGTTGTCTTTGCCTCCAAAAAGCAGGGCGTGCTGAGCAGCGATTTCTTGCAGTTCCTCATCGTTCGGAATAGGCAGTCCTTCCAGTTCGCAGAAGGTCTGGATGGTCATAGCATGGGATCGGAAGTTCTCCAGGTTCCTCTTATGCTGCTTATCCTGGTCTTCCGGAGACCAATCCCACCAGGCAAACTCATCCACCAGCTCAAAACCGTTCCATTCCAGCCAGGTATTCCACAAGCTCTCAAAGGGTTTGCCCCAAAGCTCTCTCTCGCTGGATACGTGGATATCAATGAGGGCCTTGGCGCCGGAGTCTGAAGAACTGACCGCCTGCTCAACCCGCTTTATCACATTCCTCTTAAAAAAGAAATCACAGATTTCTTCCTTGAGGTACTGATCAGCATCCCAAGGGTTAAGCGGCATGTCGATCTTGGGATATTCGATCTTGGTTCCTGCCAGAGCGACTTTCTTGCTTTCATGAGACTGCCTTTCTGCCAGGTCGTCGCAATGGTCAATCAGATCCTGCATTTTAACCGGGATTTTGGCCTCGATCATAGCCACAACGTCTTTGGCATTGATCGAGGCTACTTCATCAGGCACGCCTACCCGGTGCTCAGCCAGCATGCCATAACGCCTAACCTCTTTCCAAGCCTCAATGGTTGGATTCAAGACTTTCATGAAGCTCAGGTCGTCCGGGATCGTCATGTCCTCGATATATATAATATTGTCAGGATCTAGCTCCCGTGGCAGGGCGTTATCCCCCGCCTGGAAGAATCGAGTAATGTCTTGGTTGATATCATATACAATACCAGGCAGAATTTTGTCCGCGATGCAAGAGCTATAAGGCAAGTTGCCCGGAGCGGTTCCGAAGCTCTGAGCAGGCAGCAGCTGGATTTCAGCAAAATTCTGCCAGTTGCCCTCCTGGATGGTGGAGTATTCGGCTACCGCCTGCCTGAAGCTCCAGCCATCCAGTGCGGTGGCCCGGACCAGCCCTAGGGTTCCGTTGCGTCGGGATTTCCCGATTCTTCCTATTCTCTTCTCCTGGATATGGATCTGCTGCAGGGCCTTCTTGATATTGGCCTCCTGGGTGTCATCGGATGGATCGAGAGGCTTTAGGACGTGATCAAATCCGGTGAAACAAAGCCTTGATAGACCTGATAGGGATTCCAGCACCACCGGGATAGAACGGTTGGCAGCAATGCGTTCCGGAGAGACAACAACGCTCCGGTCCACATAGCCAAGCGAAAACCTCTGACGCATCACCGGAGAGCCTGACATGATGGGTGCTGCTGCTTGCTTCTTAGGGAAAAGCCGTTCCAAGAATTTCATCCAATCCACTCTATGAGAATTTTTGCTTCTGTACTGCGTACCTTGCATACTCTACCGGATCTGTAGATTCCAAGAAACGTTCAAGCAATAGCCTGATCAGGCATAGCTCCGTAGCGATTCGTTGCTCCATCATCTTCTCTTACCTGTTAATCTGGAAGTTCCCCAGCCCACCGGAGACATTTCTTCTACTGGCGCAAATGTTAGCATCAGAGCGTCCCCGGAATCGGGGCTTCGGCCTAGCCTCTTCTTGGTGTCTTCCTTTGCTTCGATCTGAATCCAACCCTTTCGAAAACTGTACTGAGGAGCAGCCAGATCTGCCAGCAGGTTATCGTCATCTGGCAGGGTCAAAGGCTCGGGATTTTTAGGATCTATGGCTTCTCGGAGTGTCCACCATAGCTCTGATCTCAGGTTCTGATAAACTCGATTTCCTTTCTCATCCTTAACGTCTGAAGCCACCGCCACATTAACGCCCTGAACCTCGATATCTCCATAGGATTTCAGAGAATCATAAACGGAAGATCCAACGCCAATAATATCGACATTCACCAGGTCTGCATTGAGCTTCCTGTATCTAACGGCCACCTCTCCTGCCAACTCCGGCCCATCCAAACCGGCGAAAGTCTCGATGAAGAGGAGCTTATTCCCGCGGCGTATAGCGATGGCCGACAGGTCCATCCCGCCCCGAGCTACATCCACCCCGATGATGATTCTATCATTCGTTGGCTCAGTATCCGGCCATGCTGCTATTGCCGCCTCGATCCAGGCCAACGGAATAACGTTGTATTCGCCCTGCTCCGGGAATTCCCCCTCCACCCTGGCAGAATATGCCGGATGGTTGGGCTTCCAGCGCTTGAACTTGTCCGATACCCAGGCTGGAGTAATCAAGTATGGGGCAGGCCAATCATAATCCCCACTCACCTTCCTGGGAACCTTGGCCTCCCAGGTGTCATTCTCTATGTCCTCCCTGGTTATTCCCAGCTCGGTGAAATTGGGAGTATCCCAGGCACTAGTATGGCCTGTTACCCAATTAGCTTCTCGGAAAGCCCGGTAAAATTGCCCACCGATGTTAGTTGGGTTGCCAATCAGAACCAACCTACAATGGGCCGAGGTCAACACGCCCTCGACGGCCTCGAATATGTCCTCCTGCACGCCCGCCGCTTCATCAACCACCACCAAGAGATATTCGGCGTGATATCCCTGGAACCTATCCGGATCATTGGTGGAGAGGCCCATAGCGACCCATTCATCCCCCACCAGCGAGAGTTCGGTGGCCTTTGGTGCCAAATTGCCGCCCAAAGGTATCTTAGACCTGGAATAACAGGCCCGAATCTCCTTCCAAACCAGCTTTTCAACCTGCCTCCAGGTTGGTGCGGTGGTGATTACGATGGAATATGGGAAGGAAAACAAAAACCAGAGAACCAACCTGGCAACGACATAAGTCTTACCGATGCCGTGACAAGACCTCCAGGCCACCCTGGGGTGATCCCGGACATACTCCATGATGGTTCCCTGGTCCTTCCAGAGCTTAGACCCAAATATGTCAGTAGCGACCATAACAGGGTCGCTTTGCATTAATTCAGGTGCCAGAAGATCCAGACTTTTCTTTTTTGGCCGCGGCATTTTTCACAAAGTCCGCTAGGGTGTTCACTACCAGGGGTTCTTCTTCATCTCCAGAAAGTTTTAAGTGGTCACTCTGTCGCAGGTATTGCTTACCAAGCCAGATCAGCATGGACACATTGCCGTTGTAATCGCCTTCAGGCAGTGCCACCTTTAATTGAGCCCGGCGAATGGCTACCTTGATGGTGTTTGAACCCCGGTCTATCGCTTCCCGGAGGAGCTGATCTTTCTTCTTTATAGTCGAGAAATGCTGAGGAGTATATCCTATCGCATATGCGATCTCATATTCAGTGCACCCCAAACTAGCAAGTTTCTCTATCATAACATAATCCAAAACCGCCTTCTTTCTAGCCATTTACATCACAGCGTGCGTTTTATAAGATAAGCGTGAGTAGGTATATCCGGGCGGCTTATTATGCCCGGAGAATAACATGCAAACTAGATTGGTGGAACATAAACCCAAAGCGCTCATCTCGTTATGCGCCTGTGGGGTGCCCTGCAGATATCACGGTCAAACGCATAAAATGGGCCATCGGCTCTACAAAGAGAAGACCGTACAGGAACTCAAAGAGAAGTATGAGCTTGTCCCTATCTGCCCTGAACAGCTAGGAGGGCTACCAGTGCCCCGGTGCCCTTGCGCCGTGACCTGGGAGGGCGATGTACCGCACGTAGTTGAGCGAGGGACGGGCAAGGGGGAGTATAGGGGCCGGAACTTGACAGAGGCGTACCTAGAAGGCGCTAAGTGGGCCGTATGGATGGCCGAGGTATTCGGTGCCGAGCGTGCCTTTATGCTCAAGCAAAGCCCCGCGTGTGATCCCTCCAATGGTATAGCCTCCCGCGCATTAAGGAAAGCCGGATTATACGTTAAAGGCTTATAGACTATTTTTCGCTATCAGTAGACCGATAGTAAAACGTCGCAAACGGGCCTATAAGGTACTAGGGGCGGCGTGTAAGCCGCTCTGGGATGTGAAGTAAAATGCAATATCTGTGGAAGTTCGAGGTTACTACCCTGGAAAGAGGCGTGTTTATGGAATCCGCTCCGGCAGAGACCGAGAGAATGGCCGAGCTTATGGTTGTCGGAGATCTGGCAGAGGCCGAGCAAACTGTAGTTGAGATAGTGCTTATGGATTGCGTGGAGGTAGCTTAAATGTCTCGCAAAGCGAAGAAGTGCTCCAAGCCCCTGGACAGAGACAGTCCAGCTTACAAAGCCCTGGTGAAGATCGTACTAGAGAGACAGCGCCGATGGCTACCCAAGGAGGTGCAGTAAATGCCCTCCTGTATATTCTGTGGCAAACACGTATTGCCCGCAAATGCCGTCAAAGGCGAACCTTCCGTGTGCTCGGTCTGCCGGGATGTATTGGATCAGTATATGGAATCCCGAGCGGTCGAGTATATGCAAGAGAAGCTTAAGGAGGATCTGCCTGGGCTCGTTGAAGATACAATATCCCATTGGAATGGCAGGGCCTTCGTGGTCAAGTTCGAGGATAAGTGGAATAAGCGTATTGAAGGGCAAATCAAAGAGATTATAGCCGATTCCCTAGCCGATATAGTGAAAGAGCAAGTAGCGGAAGCCCTGAGAGATGGGTTAGCCTCTCTTGTATCCGGTGCAAGACCTCTCTCGCGTGGTAAGAAGACTGCAAAGAAGGAGGCGGAATAACCGCCTCTGTTACCGATCATACATGTAGTAATCTATACGATCATACATGTAGTAATCTATAGAACCATTTTGGCAATCTTTATAAAATTCAAGATAGTCGAAAATATTCTTCATAATTTCGCTTAGTTTTTTGAGATTAATTTGGGGAATATCAAGATGATGAAGTTCACCATTCGTATTCACAGGATATCTAAAAGTATATGAACTTCCATCTAAATTTTTGTATTCCTCTATGTACTCCTCCATAACATTCAATTCTATTTCATCATTAGTATCAATGCCCTGTTCGTTATAATTCTTTTTTATTATTTCTTTGCATTTTTTCCATAAAACATCAAGTTTATGATTAGTATCCTTTTTACTTAATAACAGATTTATATCAATAGCTTCCCCAGATTCTAGTTTGTTTATTATATTGTCTTTAATTATCATTGTTTTTAACCTAGTCTCTAGATACTGCCTGTAAAGGAAAATGACGGGAAAAACTACAATATCGATTCTATCAATAAGAATATGATATTTTTCAACATTTATACGCTGCCGATCCTCACCTCTAAGAGTTGCATCTAAAGCATTATTGACGATTAGATCAGCGGCATAATAATAGCCAACGGCATAATAATCCCATTGATAATAAAGGAACGCCACTTCATCCATTGATCGAGCTTCAAACAGAGTAGAATTAGCGCTCTCTGGATCGTAACCAAATAACATCTCCTTTTTTAATAGACGTTCTCTGGGATAAAATTCTCTTTTAGGCATAACCCAAAATGTAATTCCTTTCTTCATTAACTTAGCGATTGGGCTTAGCTATCCTGCGCGTCAGCCACTATCTTATAATCTTCCTCTGCCTCCAGTGCTTCGCCTTTGGCGCGTCGGGCCGCCTGTCTCTTTCCGATCTCGACCTTCATATCAAAGCTCTTGTCATTCATCTGCTCTAGGGGCTTTCCCATGTACTTCTCCATCTTGCGGACATAATCAGCCAGCCCTGGGAAACGCTCCTGGATGAACAAAGCCTGCTCTCCTTTCATGCCAGGGCACATCCAGCAGGCGGTTCTCTTAGCGCCCATCTCATAGCCCCACCAGAATGGTACACCGGCATGCTTCAGGATCTTCTCGGATGCTTCCCTTGAGACGTCATAGCGAGGATGATAATATGCGTACTCATGCATCCTTTTCTCGGTGCTCTTGGAGGTCTTGGTTTTCTTGGATAGCCTGGTGACCTGATCACCAGAGCTGCCATCCATGACTACGGTCTCATGCGCTTCCAGGTTGGCTAGAATCCAGTCATTGATAGGACCATAAACGAAATCGCTCTGGCACCACGGGAATATGGTGCTAGGCCATCCCCCTCTCTTAACCATCTCAATGAACATATCGCTCTTGGGCTTGACCAGGACGAACTCAACCTCCAGGTACATGCAGACCTGATAAGCATGCAAAGCCGCACCTGGCAGCTCTACGCCAGGGTCTGAGAAGATCCCTATCACCCTGCGATCACCGAAGTTCTGTTTGGCCCAAAACAATGAAAAGGTGCTATCTATGCCGCCCGAGAATATGACCACCACATTCTTCTTACCCTCGAATAGATGGGCATCCTCAGCAGGCACCTCCAGGGCCCTCTTCTCGTCCTCTATGAAATCGATCTTGGGGCGGCTATTGGTCTCACCAGGTCTGAATTTATCATCATGCTTCTTAATGTCCTTAAGGAGCTGGTCCATCTGGACGCCTGCATAGCCAGTAAGGTCCAGGTCAATATCGCCCCTGATCTCATCCAGGATCTCCTTGATGAGCTTGTTATCTGGTGTAGCCAGCTCTGCTATCTTGTTATCTGCTATGATATCGGCCCATTCTGCCGCAGGATTGGCATAGTCCTGGTAATCGACTGGTATTTGCTTAACTCCCAGCTTCTGAGCAGCCAGGAGGCGGCCATGGCCCTTGGTGATGAACCCAGAGAGCTTGCTGATAACTATGGGATTCCTCCAGCCCTGGGCTTTGATTATCCTAGCCAGCAGCTCTATTTGGGAATCAGGGTGCTGATTAGGGTTCCTGGGATTAGGGATAGCCTCTATTATATCTATAATTTTTTCATGTGCACAATATACAGGTATCGCATCCGCCAGGGCCTTATAGAGAGGTTGCCCCTGGAGATCAACCTGTTCGCTAGGCTCCTCATCCCTGTAATGGTTCCGAAAAGCTTCACCGACTGATATAATAATCACCTTTTAAGGGTTAAGAATAAAAATAGATAATCGTGAAAGGGGCAGGTTTCCCCACCCCGATCATGGGATCGATCGTCGAAATTTTCCATTTTCGACTTCTATACAGCCTTGCTCTTCAGCAAGCATAAGGTAAAGATTCGGCAAAGGAGCATGCCAATCATCGATCGGAGGGCGAGCAGGCCCGGCCAGAATGGGCGGTTCTGTATCCGCCCTCCTCTCCGGTGGATACCCTTTGAATAGCATGCTCCTTAACCAAAGATTTCATTCGCCCACTTACGATAACGATCAATCTTCAAGGATCTTGGTATCGGTCGCATTTTTCTACGTGGCGTTTCCTTGATACTTAGCCCGCACTTTGGACATACCCGAGAATGCCCTGTAAGCCTCTTGCACATAGGACAGATCCAATCAATAACTATAGGTCTGCTATGCGATTGAGCTTTTAGAAGAACGGGCACCCAACCCCCTCTGGTTGGCGTGCCCGGATAGGTCGATACCCCTGGCATCTGGTCTGCGAGTTCATCCTTTTCGGATGCTTGCTCAGACGCCAGGACAAACCTCGTCGGACTAAGCTTTGCGAGACTTTTATCCAACCCGGCCATCCTTCATACCCACAATTATATTATACTATTAAACACCTTTTGGTCTGTATTTGATCCATTATATTTGACGGATATAGGCCACCCGGAGACGACTGCCTTTTTTGCCTGTCTCATCTATGTTTATCTTCTTGATAATCTTCAGCTCCAAAAGGTCATCAAGAACCCGTCTCAGATTAGAGCCGTATCGACCTGTTCTATATTCCAGTTCAGGCACTGTAATGGTTCTACCCACTGGCATGTACTTCAGCGTATCCATCAACAATTTTGTGCTCGCCATGCTCCTCGCCTCTTATGCCATTTACCGATATCTGTTAACCTCCAAATCCAATATCGCTTTTTAATGCCGCCCCGACCCACCGGAGCAATACAACCCTTTTCCATCAGATACCGGAGAGTAGCTCCTGGAACAGGAGTTTCCAGTTCTGATGCCAGAAAGGGCTTTTCCGGGAGCAATTTCAACACTTCCAAGGCGGTATATCTCAATCTGCCGCGCATATTACCAAAAGATCCATAAAATCTTCCAGTGGTAGCGATACATAGACGTCTTCCCTATTGCGTGTGAATACTACCAGCGGGGTCAAGCAAGTATTATCACCATGCTTCTTGGCTTGCTTGATCGCTTCCCATATGTTCAAACGTTCTTGATTCTTGCACTCCACCGCAAAGGGAAATATCAGTCTAGCTCTTTTAGAGAGCTGGATATCCGCTCCCTCGCTACTCATTGGAACTGGTCGTACATCCTCCTCAGGAAGACTGAACTTCTCCCTGATCATAGCGGCCACCGTGTTCTGAAGGCGGCGGCCTTTAGCTTTACATGATGCCGTTTTCACGCCTCCACGTCCTGATTATCCTTGCTGCTGTATCCCTGCATATCCCGAATTCTTTAGCTATTTCCGAATAAAAATGTCCTGCATCGGCCATAGCAACCAGCTTTGGATAGTCCTCTCTGCTCACCTTAACACGCGGTTCACCCTTCTTATGACCAGGAATCCTGACTTTGCATTTCCTGCCACTTCGAACGTTCCGCACCATTCCCTTGTTTAGACCTCCTTATTTTGGGATTAGGTAGCTCAGAGAAGGTGAGGGGCCTTACAGAGCCCCCACCCTCTGAGATTCCAGCCAGTTCTGTCCCTCTGGCAGCACCGAAGCCGGAGAAGGTGCTTGCGCAGGTGCAGCCTGCGGTGGGCTGGTCATCATCAAGAACCAAGCCCGGTTCTTGTTATCCGTCCCCGAGGTCTTGACCAGGAGATGAGCACCCCGGAAGGTTTGCAGGCGATTCTGCTTGGCTATAGCGACCAGCTGTTGCATAATCGATCTGTGACCAAACTCCCAAATCAGCTCATCCTTGGTGCCTTCCACCATCACCTTCATCCTGAATATGGTTCTAGGCGGTCTCTTCTTGCCGTCTGGCGTGGTGATCATCCCATCCGCACCTGGTCTATCGAAGTTGCTGATGCCTTTCTCCGGATCGGTTAGAATCACGATCCGCTTCTCGTCAGTCGGTTCCATCTTGAAGAAGGCCCCGCCTTTCTTGCTTTCGGCTTCCATCTCTTCCAGCATTGACACAAATGCATCTGCCATTTCTCTTTCACTTCCTTAATCCTCCAGTCGGGCCGGAGGATACTTTTTCGTTCACCTCCATCTAAGCCAATCCATAAGCCCGGAGAACCTTCTCAGGTGCCCACCAGATCTTCAAGCCGCTGGCTTCCGCCTCGCTGCTTTCCCATCCAGTCGCTCTCAGAAGCTCTTCTGCTCTCCGGGCGTCCAGCCCTGCGCTGATAACGTCATCAAGAATTATGCCTGTCCTATTGCTCTCTTTGTCCTTCCTCGGGCACTTCTTCAGAGCATAACCTACGTTTTCCCATATTTTCATTTTAATAGATTGCGATAAATCGCTACCTTTAGCCTCATCGTTATCTTCTGTAGGCTCGATTGATATCGATTTTTCTTCCGTTGGGACTAATGAGACCGAAGCGGGACAGGTAGTGGTACTATTATAATCAGTATCTATAGATGTATTATTACTATATTCTATTCTATTAGACCCACTGTCCCACACATTTCTATCATATGTTTTTTCCTCGTTTCCTCCCCCCACCCCCCTATAAGTTTTGCTTTTCTCTGAAAATGTGGGTTTTGTGGGACTGCCGCCTAATGATATCGATTTTGGTTCCCATGGGGAGGGCTCCGTCCCACGAGGTTTGTGGGACGCTTCATCTACTTCAGGAAGATCATCATCCCAATCCGGTTTCAGCCACCAACCGGAGACCTTGATACCATTGATCTTGGTGATGTTAAGCCTACGACGGTCTTTGATCTCTCTGAGATATCCCTCCTCCTTCAGAGCCTTGGTGATGCTGTTCTCCGAGGGAACCTGGGTGAACACGCCCATCTGCTTCAGCAGCCCCAAAGTCTCTTCTGGCAGAAGAAATAGCCCGAGTTCGTTCTCCCTGCCTATAATCCGATCCGAGCTGTTTGGCAACCCCCCGATTATGAACAAATCGGGCCTAGAAGCCCGTAAATTCCGCACAGCGTTTAGAAATCTAGCTAGCTCGGTCTCTGATGTCACCTCTAGCCCTTGGGCCTCTATTGCCTCATTAAGGGCATTTAGGAATTCATCATGAAATTCTTTAGCCTCTTCACCAAAAGGCCCGTTCTCAATCAAGGTCCATATACCTCTGAGCAAGCAGTAGATGTTAGCCAGCCTGCCTGGATTGACATAGCCTTTGGCAGCATAACTGGTTGCCATCTCCGATCTCTTCTGTTCAAAACCCTGCCTCAGATCATGGGTATTAGCTGCAAGGTATCTGAGCCAATGATAACCAATCACTGGCAGATATTTTACCCTCGATTGGATACTCGTTAGATTGGCCATATCCTGGCTTTTTTCCCAGGTCAAATTGAGTATCCTGGCTGATGTGCTTGCCTCAGATACTTTGATCTCCCCTGTCACTATGGGGGTGACTAGGAACTCGTTTGTTGTCCGAAGGCCCCCTTCCCTTTTACCCCGGAGCTTTTCTCCTCCCTCCATAATGGCCTGGATGATGGCTATATAGGCCAAAGCGTCCTTCGCATCCGTGGCTTTGACATTATCCAATATGCGCGGCAAAATCCCGGCGTTCAACAGAGCTTCCATAGCCCCAACCTGGGTGCCTCCAAGCTTGCCATGCTTCAGAAGGGTCCGATCATCCAGGTATCCAAGGCCATATATGGCCGTGAACAATTGAGCGATAGTGGTTTTGTTGCTGCCAGTCTTGCCCCATAGGGCGATCCCGATCCGATCGTTCTTGAACCACCGGGCAAAGACCGGAGCCCCCAGGATGGTGGTAAGAAGCAATGACGAATACCGGCGTAGCTTCAGCATATCTCTGAAAAGCTCTTTGGCCGCGCCAATGTCACCATCACAAACCATGGCTGGTGTTTGTTGAGCCAGCCTGAATACCACATCACCAGCCAGTCCAACACCCGGCACCAAGGGTATATTTTGCCGCCACCTGGGGATAGTCACTCGTTCTCTCAGGATGGTGTTGCGACTGAGACGTTGCGCTGTCTCAAAATCCAGCTTCCCTAGCCGGTTCCTAGCTCCAAAGTAATTGATCATCAGGGCTCGGAATTTCCGGGATTCTGACACAACATCAGCATCTGCAGTAAATTCGACTGGGCGGCCATCTTTAGCGCCTTTCCCTCTGAAAACAAACTCAGTACGTCTGTCTTCCTGAGTTTCCATGTATATGCCTATAGCGCAATCGGATACCCACTTAAGTTCTTTATTGCCTTTGGGGTCAGTGGTCACCGTTTGTACCGTGCCGTCTGGTGCCATTCCTATGGCCCCCGGCTCATCGTCCGGCCTGAGCAATCTTATCTCAGGTTCCCGGATTACGTCCTCTGCATTAACTAGCTGCCTGCTCATTGCATATGCAATCGTCTTTTCGACAATTGTCTTATCTTTGAGTTTGCCCGCCCCGGCCTCCTCCCAGGGCACCGCCCCGCACTCACAAGCCAGCCATAACCAGGCATCTCCACCGCTATTGATGCCGTTGTGCATGTAGGCCCACAATCCGGCCTCTGGATCGACTACCAGGTTATGCCCGGTGGAACTCCCCAGGGTTGGATGAGGCCCGCGCAACTGATGTCCGCACTGTTCCCACCCCCGAGTATCAATGACATCTAAGATGTTCAAGGGAGGGAGCCTCTTACCAGCGGCCACTTTTGCCATTTCGACCGCCCATTCCGGTAAACCTGAATCACCTGAAGGCCCGGCGCTGCACCTGCACAATCCGAGCAGCTCAGAAAGAACTTCGGGCCGATATTCTGCGTCAGCCGAATAATCAGTTACCCGGCTTCCAGTCATAGCGAAATGCCGCGGCCCGTCCTCATAGATCTCTATGGTGTTGCACCTGGCAGCGTTCTTCTTAATCGCTTTGATGAAAGCCCATACATCAGGTGGTAATGTGATAGGCTCCATCCCCTCGCTTTCGGCGCTGTCCATGCCTTCTGGCAGTTTCCCGAGAATCCAAACATGGAAGCCAGTGCCTGATAAGGATAATTCGGTATAGCTGTTAAGCTTCCGTAAGATCTCAGCAGCCCAAGGGCTTACCCATCCGGTCCTCGGATCACGGCAAGCATCCAGATCAATCCCTATCAGCTGCTTATCACCCCTCTCTGGATGCCTGGCTATGACAAATCCCAGCCCCGAGAACATCCCAGGGTTGGATTCTATACCCGCCTTAGCTTCTTCGAAGCTTATCCAGAAATCCGAATTCTGCCATCCACCTGACCGCCCCTGCAGGTCACAAGGCTTCTTTTCTTTCCTGGCTACCCACTGTTTAGCGTTCCTAAGCATAGCGGGCACGTCATCAAAGCTCATGCTGCCACCGTCTTAGTTCCGTTCCGACGTTGCCCCTATCTCCAGCAGGGCGGCTAGATACGAATCGAATAATCTCCACAGCTCCAGCGTCCGGAGAAAAGTGCGTCTCTCTTGGGCATCTTTCAGAACCAGCGGACGGGCTTTGTGATCAGATTGGTGCGGCTGGATGAGGTTGGACTTGTTTCGTCTGCGTCTAATCTCCATGGGCATCCACCTCAAAATCCTTCAGTTGGCTTTGCCTCGGTTTAGCTTGGAGAACCCTGCCAGCTCGGTTGTAGATATGCTCAAGCCTCTCCTGAAAATGGCTATCATCGAGCCTCATCAGCTCACCACCCTAGCTTCCCGAGCGCATTCCAGCCTGATGCTTCGGCTACCATCGATCTTCTTATAGGGCTGGAGGTCAGCCCAGAACTGGATGCGATCCCCCCTTTTAACAGGTGGAAGCATGGCCGTGCATCGATAATTCAGCCAGGCATGATGCTCGACACCGAATTTGGTTCTCACGTCCCTCAGAATAACATGGCCGTGCTGGTCCACACCATCAAACACGGCTTCCAGCTTCGCCGATTCGATTCCCTTCCTCAATAGGGTTTCAAAAACAGGTTTCATGGGGACCACCCCAGAAAGTGAATTAACAGTATGCCCATTGTTATTAATGTAATGAGCAATATAAATAGGAATAAAATACCACCAGGCTTGATCAGATCATAGATATCCCTAGCTAGAGCTAGCAGCCTCTCGCGCATGGTTCAAGCCCCCAGTTTTCCTACTCCCCAGATTCCGTTTATATGCGATACGGCTACCCGATGGCCTTTCAGGCTCACCAGGGCGCTATAAAGAGACTCATCAACCAGGCATTCTTTGCCGCTCAGAGTAATCCTGATCAACCCATCTGAATGGCGGGATATATTTTGAAGAATCCCCCATGCAGCGGCCCCGTCTGCTAAAATTTTATTTAACTCTAAGCCCGGCAAAATGATAGAAAATTCGTTGGTTGATCCACTTATCGCAGCACCTGATTCTATAGGCGCTGTGCTAATATAATTCTGCCCACCTGCTTTTGACATTCCCAACTCCTAGGAGTTGGCCTATGTCAATGCCGCTACCTACCGCAAGATTCAATACCGAACGGAAGATAGTGGCATTGACCGGCTGTGATTCGTTCGTTTGCGAGACTTACCGAATCGCAGCCCGGCCATCCTTATTGTATTTCCTGATTTTTCGTCCTCCTCATTTAGAGTTCGCTTTGATATACCTTTCCATTCCACTCTGAAAGTGATGATTTTTATCACTCCACCCATGGCCCGTTGTAGCCACCCGGCCACTTCCCTGTTGGTCTAAGGCTATACCCGTCCTCTGGCGGCCTGGCTAGCCTCTTTGGGGTTTTATGATGAGCATCGAGGATCGCTTCCCCTTCGGCATCCAGCTCTTCTCTGGTTTTTTTCTGACCAGGGAAGTACTTCCTTCGATGCTTGCACGGCCCCTGGAAATAGACTGAAGCAGGGCAGCTGCAACCGCGAGGTGTTACGGTATAGTAGGCGTCTCTTTTGGCATTGAGCACCAAGATCTCTTCCTGATTCAAAGCTATACTAACAGGCGGATTTTTTGCCTTTGCCAATAGCTGCCGGACCTCATCCAGAGAGCGCGTAACGGGCGCACAACGCAGCAGTTCGCTCAACATGCTACACCACCTAGTACTTATACGTTTAATACGTATATAAAACTAACGTCTAAAATGATTATGACGTAAACTATTTATATACAGACTACGTTTAATGCTAAGCATGCAGAGAATTAATGTCATGGTATCGGACGAAGCTTGGCAATACTTGAAGGACTTCCAGGAAACGGGTGGATATCGGAACCGCGACGAGGCCGCCAATGCGCTGCTGTTGGATCATAAGAAAATAGCCGCGAAGGTAGGCTGAAAATTATGTGGATATAGCGATGGTAATATAAAGGTAAGAAGGTATGGTTGATCCAACAATATACTATAATCTATTGGAATCGATGGAGCGGGGCGTATTTGTTCGAGCCTAGGGTAATAATCGGTGATTGCCTGGAAGTGTTGCCTACATTGCAGGCTGAATCCACGCAATGTTGCGTTACATCACCGCCATACTGGGGCTTGCGAGATTATAATCACCCAAATCAAATCGGCGTCGAACCGTCGCCGGAGATATATGTTGAAAATCTTGTAAAGATATTCCGAGAAGTTCGCCGCGTGCTGCGCAAGGACGGAACTCTCTGGCTGAATGTTGGAGATGGCTATGCAAGGAATGGCGGTGTTGGAAAATGTGGCCCAAATGCAATTGTTGGGAATACACGAAAACTGATCCAGAGGCGCAATTGCAAAGTCCCCGATTGTTGGGGATTGAAAGATAGAGATTTGATGGGACTGCCCTGGCGCGTTGCGTTCGCATTGCAGGCAGATGGTTGGATATTGCGTTCAAGAATAACGTGGATAAAGAAATCAGCTATGCCGGAAAGCGTGAAAAATCGACCGACTAACGCGACAGAGGACATTTTTTTATTTACAAAGTCCATAAAATACTATTATAACCCAGATGGTGTGAGGGAACCAACGGGGGCCAATCTCAGAAATTATTGGGTGCTAGGGCCTGAACCCAATGCCCACGGGCATCCAGCTGCATTCCCTAGGGAACTCGCACGGAGGTGCATTCTTTTAGGCTCCAGCGAGGGCGATACTGTCCTTGATCCCTTCGGAGGTTGTGGTACAACGGGTTTCGCCGCAAAAGAACTTAATCGAGAGTCTGTGATTATAGAAATCAATCCACTGTATGTCGAAATGAGTAAGGTGCGCGCTAATAATGCCAAGAAAACTAGGGTCAAAGCAAAGAATTCTTGAATATTTCATGAACAATATTGGAAAAGTGGTAGAGTCGCGTGATATCCAGGCCGCCAGTGGGGGTGCGGTCGAATGGGCGCGCAGAGTCAGAGAACTCCGCAATGAGGAGGGTTACCAGATCCTTTCTCATAAGGATCGTGCAGATTTGAAACCGAATCAGTATCTCATGGAAACGACGACGCGATTGCCTGCCTTCAAGCGTGAAGTGTCAAAGGAAACACGTGCGTGGGTCTTGGAGAGAAATGGGTACACCTGTCAAATGTGTGGCATGGCAGCAGGTGACACGGACCCATACAATTCACAAAGAACAGTCCGATTGACAATTGGGCATATTATAGATAAATCAAAGGGGGGAGATGATTCCCCACAGAATTTAAGGGCGGTTTGCACGAATTGTAATGAGGGATTGCAGAACAGTTCGCCGCCTAAACCTGACCGCATTTTGCTTCTTGCCCAAGTACGTCGTGCTACTATACAAGACCAAAAGATATTATTAGAGTGGTTACTAAAAAAATTTAACCTCGAAGCACATAAAATTGAACCTAAACGCAAAAGCTAGAGTTATCAGAAATTCGATAGCTGCATACCGGGAAATTTGAGATAATAACTATTTAATCTTGGGTCGCGAGAATTCATGGATGAGACAGAAAAGGGACGTACCGGGATTTTTGACACGATCGATAGACATCGTAGCGATTGACATATCGGGCCGGCATGCCTCCGACAAGCTGCCTGGAGTGAACCCCTCCATGTGTTCCCATTGCTTAATTTTTTGTCCACTCAGAGGGATACACTCCATGAGACAAGTTTATTATAATCCAAGTAAGATTAGTTTTAAACCTAGGAGGGATGATAATTTCTGCATTAAGAATACGGTCTTTGGCATTTATGCTACTCCTGACGATGCTATTTCCATACGTCGCAGGTGGCATTGATGTACAGCAGTACGATAGTGCGGCGGCTATTTTGTTGGATCGAATAGCCATTGGTGAAGGTACTACTGACGCTGCAGCACAAGAACATGGTTTAGCTAGTGCTTATGATATTACCTACGCTTATGGTAGGTATAATCCCAGTGGTTCTAAGCCACTAAGTGAAATGACTATTGGGGAGGTCAAACAATTGCAGAAGCAAATGCTTGCCAACCAAGCAAATAGCAAATTACCATCATCGGCAGTAGGAAAATATCAAATAATAAGTGATACTTTAGTTGAGCAGCAGAAGAAACTTGGCCTTTCTGACGATACCCCATTTGATGCGGCAACACAAGAGTTGTTTGGCCTATCCTTATTGGAAAAAAGAGATTATGAAGCATGGACGGAAGGTAGGATCTCAGACTATCAATTTCAAAGAAATATGGCTCAAGAATGGGCTTCTGTTGCAGATCCTGATACAGGCAAGTCATACTTTGATGAACAACCTGTAGGTACTACAGACGCTCAAATTAAAGAGACTATGGCATTAGCAAAGAGCACATTGGATATTTCGCAGCAGGCCCAATCGGAGCAAGAGCAAGATGAGTCCGTACCGGTCACTCTGACTCTTTATGTCCATGATGGAAGTGCAAGCGGACCTATCATTCCTGATGCTCAGGTTACTGGCTGGGACGGATCAGGTAACAGCTTCCAGCAGACCACAGATAACAGCGGTTACGTCATTATTGAGGGATACCCAGGAACTTGGTCGTTTTCTGTATCGGCAGCGGGCTATGAGACGAGCAATTGGGACCAAGACATAAACGAGGACGATATTAAGGATGCATTTTTGCAGCAAGAGCAAGACCAGGATATCACATTAACCCTCTACATCCACGATGGAAGTGCAAGCGGACCCATCATTCCTGATGCCCAGGTTACTGGCTGGGACGGATTGAGCAATAGCTTTGAGCAGACCAGCAGTAGCAGTGGTTATGTTACAATTACAGGATATCCAGGTATTTGGTCGTTCTCGGTTTTAGCAGATGGATATGAGACCAATAGCTGGAGCCAGGAGATAACTGAGACAGATACCAAGGATGCTTTTCTCCAAGAAGAGCAACAATATTCTCAGAATAGTGTGATTGGCAAATGGGATATGCAGGTTGAGAGTGAAAATGTAGACACCTATTATGGTTCTCGGTTTAGTCGCGGTCATTCTATTATCGAGTTCTATAAAGATGGTACTTTTAGCGAGGATTATACGGAACACGAAGACCTAGATGAAAATGGTGTGTGGGTAGAGGACGAGATAGAGCTACAAGAAGAGCCGGGGGTGGTGGATGGAGAATGGACTCAATATGAGGATACCGTTCGTCTTCAATATTACCCGTTTGAAGAAAGAACAAACGAATACGATGGTGGGGGTTACTGTAAAATATGGCAATCGGAAGGAGCGACTGGTGAACTAATTATAGATGGAGATTCTATGAGCGGTACAGTAACAAGCATTTTCCATTTTGAAGATCATTGGCCGCAGCAGGGTGAGAGACCTATATATCGTGACGATTCCTGTTCGCAAAGTTATACTGGCAGGAGAATCGATACCTCCGTCATCCACGATACGCCATAA